CCACCTGCTTGCTGGTATGGTGCAAATCCCGGTAATGCACTAATGCCTGCCTTTGAATAAGGGGCTAACCCTTCTTTCATCAAATTAAACTGTCGTCTTTGCTCTGTAATGCCTAAATCAGCTGCTTCGGATTGTGCCTCTGCGCCAATTTCTGCCGCCTTAGTCTGTGCTTTTGCTGCTTTTCCGCTAGAATACACCGAGGCTCCAGCACCAATTACCGCACCACCAATTACCGCAGTAGCTACCCAAGTCATTTTAATACCCCATTACCGCCTGCTACTAATTTAAACTCTTCACTTTTCACTACAAATAAATCGGCTAATTTATCCAAATCTGTTTCATTGGTAGGGTTTGCATGTATATTTGAAAATATAACATCTTCAATTGCAAATCCTATCTTTCGTCCTGGACTCCCATTAAAAATTGCCGGAGCCTCTAAGATGGTAGTTTTTCCACCGTCAAACACTTCGATTTTACCAGACAACAACATACAGATATGACTCTCTTTATGGTGGTGTCCTAACAAAAATGTTCCTGATGGCACGTGCATTTCTCGGACATAAATTCCAGGAGCAAAATAGCTAACAATCGGACAATCAACTTGAGGTAAAGCAAGCATTGCCTTTTCAGCATCTGCAAAACTCTTCATAATATCGGTCATGTTATCTCACGCCCTGCTGCGCTAATTGTCAAAGAAGTAGCTGCCCCGGCAATCGTTGAGATAAAACCGCCAGACTCCAAAACTTGACCAACTACCTCTGGACAAGTGTAAGTTTCCCCGGCTGCTATGGCCTTTAAACTCAGAACTAAATTGCTGGACGATGCCGAGCCAGCAGAAGGAATCAGGTTGATTGACAGAGTAACAGCACCACTTGTTGTATTGGTTGCTGTGAATTTATCAATAATAGTCTTGGTCGCAACCGGTGCAATATATTGTGTGGTCTGCGAATTCTCGGCTTGTTTTGCCGGAATTATATTTTTTATTGTAACAGCCATCAATAACCATCCTTAACCAAAAAACCATTTATATGACCAGTTGCACCTGTATTGTTATCAGTTACACTAACAACTCTCACTATAACATCGGTTAAAGCTGGTAGTTCCAACCCTCTATCAATGGTTATAAGAGATGCTGCTGATGTAGAAAGATCTGTTGTATAGGTTTGCTCCCAGACACCTCCAGACTCACGAATCATAATCGCTATTGTCGCAGAACCAAGACTACCATTAGCCCGTGTAATTGAAAAATTAGCATGGCGTATATAAGCAATAGTCGAGGCAGGGATTGTAACGCCTGCGATCTGTGTTCTATTCGTCCCTATCGGAACTTTTGCAAAGATATTTGCTGTAGTTGTTGTGTGTCGTACTGTAATTATTCCAATGTTTGAACCGACAGAACCAGCAGTTAATCCCCTGGCTCTATATATTCTGTCCCAAGTTCTGATGGATGTTACCGCTGTTGTTCCGTTAAGTGAAATAAATTCTGTTTGTTCAATTCCATTTAATTGACCAAATAATGTTAAACTTAATAAGCCTGTGCCGGTTCCTGCCCCATCTTCTGCACTGCTTGAGAATACATCAACCGTTTCGGCTGCTCCTGTTGGGAATCCTGTATAAAGTCCACCACCATTCCAAACATCTTGAGGATCATTGCTTGTGCTTATGCTCGGATTGCGCCCGAATTTTTCTAGAATTTCCCATCCAGGAACCTGCCCCCTTTTAACTATGGTACTAAAATCTTTCTCAATATTTGGAAAAATACCAATACTCACACTGCTACCCCACCAGATATACGACAAGAAACACCGGAAATTCCAGATCTGGCTTGTATTGTATCTCCTGGATCTAATATCTGTAATCCCGTCCACTGAAAAACAGAATTAATAGGTATTGATATTCCTGGTAAAAATATATTCCCTGCGTCTGCTGAACCGCCAGACTCCACAAGAAATAAATCTACTATCGCAATACCAGATCCATTGTTAGATACCACAATATCCTTGACCATATCCTTAGAATTTGAAGGCGTGGTTCTGAGTGTTGTCAATGTTGGCGAAATCGCCAACTCTGCCCCACCTAATTTTTCAGGTTCGATAACGCTTACAGCCATGGCAAAACCTCTATTTTTTGTCCTGACATGCTTTCTGGTAGTTTTGTCCCCTCTATAAAATCTAGCACAGGGGTTTGACTAACTGGCCTTGTAACAGATAACGCAACATCTTGAGATAAACGGTTAATAGAATCAATTGCTTGCTGGGTACTTCCTGCTGCTTTTACTGTCTCTACCGCTTCAATAATTGTTTCAATGGTAATCGTTAAGTTATTTAGTTCAGACGGTATTAATTGAAAAATCTTCTCAATTGCCCGAACTAAACGAGGATTTTTAAAAACTACCTCTAACTCTTTTCTTGTTGGTGGCCTTGGATCTACTATGGTCATTATGGATTTAATCCTTCTATTTTCGCTTCAAGCCGAATAAATGAAAGAAAAGAATCACTATTACCCCTAAATCTTTGCATTCTGTAATTTGTAATAACGCCATTCTGCAACCACATCAAACGCTTTTTTGTCTTGCCGTTTATCCCTGCTTTAATGCTCCTGGCTGTACTCCAGTTCTCTCCATCTTCTGAAAATGAAGTGGTAATGCTTGGATCTTTTCCAATCGCCACCCGTCCAGTTAAAGCAACAAGTTCTAGCTCATGTACTATCGAATCCCTGCCCTCATTATAAAAAATCTTTGTCCCAAATTCCCACCGAACAGCAACTCCATAATGATCGCTTATTGTATCGGTTAAATATCCATGATTTGTAGAGGTTGGATCGCCACACAGCCACTTATCATAGCACCATAAAAAATTACGGCCTTGATACTCGCTGAATCCGTCATCATCTGAGGTAAGATAAAACCAAACAGGCTGACCTAAATTTTTTGAACTCTCATAATCATAAACTATGGCCCGATCTGGTAAATGTAGGTATAGAAGATTTCTGCCCTCGTCTATCCTAACTTCCATAACTGCCGCTTCCAAATCTGTTACAGAATATTCTTTTAAAAGTGTGTCTATTTCCGGTGATGATATCTTGGCAACTTGACCACTTAAACCCAAATAAATTGCCGGTGCTTCTTTTCTGCTGCTACCCAAGAAAGCTATTGACCCCACAAAAACCTCTGAACCACGACTACCTATAGCCCCCTTGTCGATCTGCGCCCCCTCTATTCTATGGAACGGGAAAAGATCACCACCGATATTATCAAACACCTCTATGGTGTATCTGTTTAAAGCGTAGACCTCATTATTTATTTTTAATAGCCTTTTAACCGGATCTGGATCTGCTTCTGAACTACCATATTTTAACGGGTTAACTGCTGTAGGATCGTTTAATTCTGTGACAACAATATTTTCACCATCTGTTGTCATAAAATAACCGTCAACCCAAACCATATCTATAACAAACCCCAAATCAGGATCTGTTACCTGAGTTAATGTTGAGCCATTCCAGTAGTATAAATTTGTCCCTGAATTGATAGCCAAGCGGTCAAATGAGTTGTGCATAGTGACTTGACCACCTGCACCAACATCGCCAAGAATGGTATCAACTCCCGTGTTGGAAATAGAAACTAACTTAGTACCCATAATCCGGTAACAAACATCATTCCAATTAAATGCTCCCCTATCAATTCCCGGACCTGTACCAAAATTTACAATACCTTCTGCTGGTCTTAAAAAACCCGCGCTTATCCCAGAATCTAAAACCGAAGGCATTAAATTGACAGGATATGACTGCCGAAGATCTGCACTTTGACTGGAAAAAACTCCATTTAAGATAGGTATTTGCATTAATTAACCACCAACATAGCATTTGTACTGCCCAGCTATTGTTAAATCATCACCTGCACCATCTATATTTGCTGTATCGTAAAATCGAATGGTTGAACTAGGAGTTAAGTAAAAATCAATCGGTATAGGTTGGTGTATCTCATCATTTAAAAAAGATGTTTCTCTGAATTGTCCCTGAAACCCTGTGTAAATCCGTGTTAATGAGGCTGCTTGATTTATTGATGCGCTGACAGTTAATATAATATTTCCATCTGAATTAGTCACTTCAAGAGCAAGTAGCCTATTTCCAACAGTTGCAGTAGTTACAAAAATAGCTTGAACAAAATTAATATGCCAAAGCTCGTTATCAGGAACAATAACTG